TACAGGAGCGTGAGAGCCGTCTTCATTCTCTACATAAACCTGAATCTGGTTTTCAGGATTTACCGGGTCAGTGTCAATTTTACCGATATAAATTTTGCCATTGGCTACGGCTTTAAAAGAACGAGCCATAGTGAAGAGTTGCGAAGGCATCGATACGATCACATTGGCTGTAATGTCTGTCATTTAATTTGCTCCAGATACAAGGAATCGCCGCAGCATGGCTACGGTTGGTATTTGTTGCATACCGAAACGGTACGATTGTTGATTTGTACAGTAGGTTTTACGATGCCATTCCACCCATTTGGTGAGGCATTGATGATGTACAGCAAATACGATGAGGCGCAGTTCCACTTGAGGCTTACGCACGAGTTGCACGCCAAGATTAAGCAACGTGCAAAAATGAATAACAGGTCTATCAATTCCGAAATTGTGGCTACGATGGAAGAATCGCTCTCCAAACCATCACCTGTAAGCGGGTATCGTGATGAAGAAGAGAGGCTTGCCTCATTAATCTCGGAACGAGTAAAAGAAGTTGCGGCTGATATTCTTAGAAAAGAAAAAACCCGCGATTAAGCGGGTTTAATTGGTTAGTTATCAAAAAGTCCGTAAGTTTCTTCTTCTTCAGGTGTAAGGGGAAGAATCTCTACTCTATCTATAGATACCTTTTCAATGTACCCATGAGGTCTACTTAAAATTAAAGCTCTCTCATGCCACAGAACTCCAAGAATGTGATACCTTCCAGCATCTCCTTTTACCCTGGCTCTTCCTTTGATTCTTGGCGGCATAATGCCATATCTTTTCTTTGCCATTATGCAACATTGCTCCCATGAATCAGGTGTTGTAGTGCTTTAACACCCTCCGCATTGTAGCGGAATGCTTCCACCTGTTTGCTTGAATGCGCAGATTTATCCAAGAAGAACTTCCCGTACTGCTCAGTTTTGAGGTTGTTTGCGTTAGCAATGCGACCAATCTTGTTGGCCGTTACTCCAAGCTGCTCTGCAACCTCCCCTGCTGAGTAGTAATGCTCTTCTATTGCCGGAAGAGGTATTGCATTAAAACCAACGAGCGGGTTGATTATGCTTGCTGCCGCAGTCTGCTTTGCTTCCGGCGCAAGATTTGGCATCAAATCGAACAGATTGGTAACAGCTTCAACCGTCATTTTCAATGTTCGCGCCTGGCGATACTCAACAAGTCCACTCGACGATTTACCGCTTTTAATGTGCGCTTCTTGCATACTTTCAAGTTGGTCTACAAGTGAACGGCGAACAGCTTTAGATTCACGAGCAGCCACTCGAAGGGCTTGCTTAATTGACATAACAACTTTTTCAGAAGTTGTCTTGTTTGATTTTTGAACTACGAAAATTTCGTAGTGCTCACCTTCAAGTTCATCCTTAATGCGTGCAATAAAGTCGTTATTGCGGACTTCTTTTTCCCCGCGCTGTCTACGAGCATGATTGACCATCTCTAACAGGTACTGGCTATCAATGGTTTTATCCGTGACAACGGATCCGATGTTTGCTACATTCTTAAAAGTCATTAGGCATTCCTTATGTGGTAGTAAGGGTGTGACATAGGCCGCCAGCAGCACACTGGCGGTTTTCTTTTTGCGCCGTCCGGCGCACCAATCAATGAATCCATTCCTCGCCGCGCAGTTTTGCCAGCATTGGCTGAGCGTTCTTTACGACAAAATTATTGGTATCAAGATTCTTCATTTCACGAAGAAGTGATTTCTTGGTTTCTTCTGACATGTAGCGAGTCTCATATGCAATATCGTAAATCCTTCCAGAAAGCTCAGAACCAATTTGCTTCATTCCTGGGTAGATGTGTTTGCACATTTGTTGACTCTTCTCCATCCACAATTGTAAGTAGCAGAGATTAACCAGCTCTTCGTCAGTAAACTGTTTTGCAATCGGTGAGCATTCTGCCTGCCGATCCAAAATATCCAGCACCCAGCGGCGGAACTCTTTGGCTACCGGAGTGCGAGCAAACATCGCGATTAGGTGGGCGCCGCGTAGTGAGAAAACTCGCACTTTTTTGCGATAATTTCCTGAGGTACTCACTTCGAGTACCTGAGTCATTCCGGTGCTAAACTCATCGCTATACTTGTTATAAATCATTGTTACTGCACGGCTATTTGCATATTTAAGTGCAGATGCAATATTAGATGACGTAAACCAAACACCATGCATATCACGGGTGGGCACCAACTCAACTCCGTGGAAGTTGTAATCTGATTTTGCTACAATATTCATGTTAGTTTCCTTGCATACGGTTACTGACATAGAGGCCCGGTTTGTGTTCGCGCACTGCCGGGCTTCACTATTTTTATTGGATGACAACATCGCCCTTTGCCTCAAGTTTCATCAATAACTCCATTCGATAAGCTATCTCTGCCTGAATTGACCTATGGCATCTTTTTGCTGATTCGCGGATATGTGAATCAACCTTTTCTGTAAAACGAACCTGACGCGGCTTGATGGAAGATATCTTTTCAGTCATTATGCACTCCTGTTTTTAAAAAACTCATAATCTCACTTTTTGTAGTTTGATTATTCACTCACACTCAGTATGAGTCAATGAATTTTTTATGGTGAACTAATGAATTTTGACGATCAATTCCCATCAAGAGTATCTCTGGCAAGACAGTCAAGGGGTATGACGCAGGCGCAGTTGTCAAAATTAGCTGGTGTTGTTCAACGTCAAATAGCTGCATACGAGGGTGGTGAGGCTAAACCACGGCTTCGGGTATTGCAGGCATTAGCCAACGCATTAGGTACTACAGCTGAGTGGTTAGCTCTAGGTGAAGGTCAGGGTCCGGGAACAAAAAACGTCATGCCTGACGTTCTGGTAAAGCAAATACCAATCCTCAAACTAGATGAAGTTATGCATTACCTAAACACAGGTGAACATTCATCGTCTAGATTTCACCCGGCAATATACAATGTTGGTGACTCTGCATTTGCATTGACTATTGAAGGTGAAGCTATGACTACAAGTTCAGGTATTAGCTTTCCCAGAGGATCGGTTGTCACGTTCAGCCCTCTAGTAAAAGCTAAAAGCAAAGATTATGTAATAGCATCATTGGATAAAGAGCAAATATTGAGCTTCAAACAGGTTTACATTGGTGAAATAGAGACAAACCTAGTATCCCTAAACCCAATGTATCCTAATATTCTTGTTAGAAATGAAGATGTTAGTATTTTGGCAACCGCAGTTTACCTTGAAATCCCGTTGCTTTGATATCCTTTAGGAAGCGACACATTATCATCTGGTATCCTGCTCAAAACTAAGGAGGTTAGTGTGAAGAAAAAATTTGTAAACGTTGCAAAGTGCGCAATTTTTATATTTTTTATGACCTTTTACGGATTTAGTGCCGGAGAAGGTTTCGATCGTGATGCCAATGCATTCAGTTTCTTTTGTCTGTCTATAGTGGTCATAATTGTATGGGTGGAATTAAAGCAAACATTGTTTCATGTGCTAAGGAAATAACCATCCATGGCATTTAGTCACTGCTGTGTTGCCTCAGTGGCAAGCAGCGGTCTGATGGCATTTGCAGCGTTACTTAATGCTCTTTCATAGGCTGGCGTTCCTGCTTTAGTGTTTGCCAGACGTAAGAGCGCATTCCTGGCCATAGGGCTTTCATAAACCCTCGACATAAGGCCAATCCCTGTTTCCCCAGCCAATAGCGCGCCTCCGGTTTTTAGGTTACCAATAACCCTTACCAAAGGCGCGAGTGTCATGCCAGTCTTCGTCACAACATTAGCCTCAGATGCTCTTTTGGTAGCATCGAGAATAGATAACATCCCCTCTATCTCTTTTCCGTTCTTCCCACCAAATACAGTTTTAAACACCTGACCATTTGCTTGTTTTTGCAGCTTGCCAAGCTCGGTCATCATTTTCTGAGGGCTGTCACCTACCTTGTCAGCTATTTTGCTGATATATGCCGCCCTTAGCATGTCTTTACCTTTTTGATCGAGTTTCCCGTACAATCGAGCTATATCTGACCCATATTGTCCATACACAATGGTATTTACAGCCTCGGGAGTTAAATCTCCTTTGTTTAGAACGTTTTTAAGGCGCGTTTGAGTTGCATGTGTTGCCATTTTTGCATAATCAGCTTTTCCCGCTCTCCATGCTGAAGCATCTTTTGGGCTAAGTCCTTTCGCTATAGATTTACTAAGGCTATTGGTTAGCGAGTTATAGACCCTGTCGACCATTGTTTGAGACATTGATGGCAGAACTGTACGATCGCCTTTTACGTCAATGCGGAACTGAGTTCTCAGCTTATCAAGTAACTCAAAGGCATCATCTCCATTTGTTATCTCCTGAATGGCATTCTTATAATCATTAAGCGCAGAAATGGTCTGGGTGTCAGAAACACCTTTAAGTTTCCCAAGTTCGTTTACTGCTCCGTCGATGGCTCTTATGGCGCCACTTGTATCAACTGGCTTTCCAACCATTCTTCCTGACAGGTTGTTTAGTTTTGACTTGGCTAACGATTTTTCCCTTGCAACGCCTGACTTTAGACTATCAACGACTACAGATGGATCGTAGTCGCCGTATTTTTCGGTGAAGCGATTAACAAGCTTGGTTCTGGCATCCTGCTGTGCGGCTCTCATTGGTCCAGTACCAGCTATGACTCCTTCTGAGTAACCCTGCAGTTGATTGCCAAGTTTTGTTTTTGGAGGAACTACATCCGATGTCATAACTGGTACATCTGCCGCAGCGGCACGCTTGAGCAATTGCTGATCTGCTGGTGATATTTCGCCACGAACAGCAGTAATTCCACGCCCTATTCCCTTTGCTGCTGCGGAAAGAACACCCTGAGCGGCAAGGTTAACTCCGGCATTTTTAGCTGCATTTTGTGCGAAATCACCTTTCTGATTTGCGGCCTCTGCCAGTGATCCAATAGCCATGCTTCCTGCCGTTCCAACTCCTGGAACTAAATACCCGCCAATTGTTTCTCCAGCTTGAGCGTAGGGGTCTGTCGGTCGATCGACAGGGCGATAAACATCATCCAAAACCTTGGGGCCACCAAGCCCCTGGCTGATTGCATTAATCAGACTTGCGCCACCCTGCAATACGTCAAATGGTATATTTACCAGACCACGACCAGCCTGTTCTGCAATTTGCCCTGCACTTTGACCACCAGTGAGCCAATCGCCAGCTTGTTGCATCAATGATGGTTCTTCTTTCTGCTGCTGAGGCGGAGGGTATGCTGCATAAAACTGATCTCTTGCTTCAGCCCATTTGTCACCAGCCTTAGGGGCAACAACCTCATCAAAATATTGCGCTTGAGCCTGTGCTTTCTGTTCTTCAGTTAACGCCTGATACTGTGGAGAGGCGATAACATCTTTCCATGCTTTAGCCATTAATCACCCCATAGTGAAGAAAAGTTACTGCTGGCTGCTGGCTGTGATACCTGTGTAGGTTGAGATTGCTGCCGCTGAGATTTACCAACATTAACGTTATATTGTTGGTTGTAATTGTCGGTATATTGCTGAATGTCGCGCATTGATTGTTGCAGTGCTTCAGGGCTTGAGAAATCAACCTGTGGCATACCTTGAAAATACATCTTTGCTTCTGCAACGGTGTTGATACCGGATGCCCCCATGTCTCTGGCTGCTGCAATGCCCTGATTCTGCATCTTTCCTTGGATTCGCTGTGCAGCGTTGTATAGTTTCCTCTGATCACCACCAGATGCACGGCTACGAATATCTGCACCAAGAGCAGGAGAACCTGAAGAGCCTGTAATGCCAGTCATGAAGCCAAGATCGTCAATTGATGCACCAGAAATTGCATCAAGATCTTTCTTCATTGCGTAATTCTGCGCGCTTGCTGCCGATGTAGCCGGAGCGGCAATAGAGCCAGCAGGAACGCGAACCATATTCCCCTCGTTGTCGATACCTTCGTAGAACGCATTAGCCCCAGCGCCGTGAAGCTTCCCGCCTACCGTTACAGTTCTTCCGTCTGCTAGTTGAACTGTGCGCTCATTATTACCAACAGCCCCTTTCATTGATGCTCTCTGCATCGCTAAATCCTGACCTCTCCGAGCAGTAGCAGCAGATAAATCCTGACCGCGCATCGTGATATCCTGACCACGAGCGGTTAACTGATTTCTTTCTCCTTCAAGTCGACGCCCCTCCATTCGATCTTTGATATCGAAGTACTTCTCATGGCCGAGAGAAAACAGTGCCAGATTACCTGCGAAGTGCTGGAAGCCCTGCGGGTCATTAACCTGCATTTCCGCAATAGTTTCTGGAGGGATACCTAAACGACGCATCTCCTTTTCGCTATCCATCATAAACCTGCCAAATGCACCCGGACCAAGCGACGAAGCGACCTGAGCCTTAAGCGCCAGATTGCCAAAATCATCCCGCTGGGCGTCATCGACATACCCCATCCCTTTACGGACTTCCTCAAACTCTTCAGGGAATGCTGTAATAAGATTACGCATCTGCTCCCTGTCGCCGGACGCATAAGCATCTGCATAACCTTTCTGGAATGCCGCTTTACGCTCCTGCTGTTGCTGCTGCTTATAAATATCAGCAACTCCAGCCAGACCACGTAACGCGGTCAGACCAACGTTATTTGCACCTGAGCGAGCCAGTTCATTGTTTTCGCGGATCAGACCAAGCGTTGCGTTAATGTCGCTTGCCTTTGGCGCATTCTCATTTTGCGTACCGATGCCAGCCAGAAAACCACCAGAATTAATACCCTGTTGCCACGTAGCCATTGATTACCCCTTAATAAAGCAGTGAACCAAGCAGGCCGATACCAGCACCGATACCAGCACCCCACGGAGTTGATGAACCAATTAATTTCGCAAGTCCAGCCCCAGCAATAGCACCAGACGCACCTCCGCCAATAGCAGATTGCATTGCTGATGGTCTGTTGGCATTTGCCGCTGCAAGAGCCGCACTTTGCTGCGAAATCTGACTCATGTTGTTGGCGTACGTCTGCCCGGCGTTTGCCTGACCTTGCAGTGCGCCAAGACCAATATTTGCCAGATTCTGGTAGTTGTTCATCTGACCAGATAGCCATTGCTGACCAAGCGTTGGTGCGATTGTTGCTAACTGATTACCGGTTGCAGTGGAACCCAATCCACCTGTTGCTTCCGCTGCCGCCAGACTCTGATAGCGAGCCTGACCAGCAAGATCTTTGTACTGCTGAGAGTTGTAATACTGGTTAAGTGCCTGACCTTGCCCTTCCAGAGACGATAAGTTCTCGAGGCTGCCGACATACTTATCAGCCAGAGGAGTAAACGGCTTCAGGTTGTTCATGATGGTGTTGAACTGCTGATTTTGCAGGTCTGCGGCATACTTCTGGGCTTCTGCTGCATACTTTGCGCTTTTATCAGAGCTACCACCTTTCCCGCCTTTTTCAGGGCACCAAGGTTCCTCGCCGCGCAGTTTTCTGCCCAGCTTAAATGCATATAACATGGCTATCTCCCGTGATTCAGGAAGTCGATTAGTTCTTCGCGTGTGGCGCTGTAAAACGTCACGTCATCCACGCCTTTGAAGTATTTCTTGATGGTTCCTACACGCTTAAGGCCAATCATTACGCAGTAAATCTGCCCGTGGCGGAATTTGCGTGCGGCGAACGATGTGACGCACTGAACGGTGGTGTTAGTCAGAATGTATCGCCAGAACGCCAGCCCGATTTCCTTGCTGAAGCCGCGAATCTCTGGCAGGTACATGGCGTGGCAATCGAATGTAAGCGGCTGAATCTCCTGATAGTAAACAATGCCGCCGAACTGCCCGTGCACGTTCACCTCGAAGTAACGGCATTCAGGCTTGTAGTCGTATCCATCACCGTTGTTGCTACCAGCGATAATGTCAGGGTGATTTCCGACTGCTTCGATCAGGTCGATGTTTCGCGTTGGTTTGAACTGAATCATCACTGCTCCGCGATTATCTTGATGGTTGTGGCAGTAAACGCCGCACCATTTGACTGAATGGTTAACGTGCTGCCATTTGTGGCAAGAAAGCCGTCTTTATCCACGCTGAAGAACGTAGCTAACAGGATGTTATCGGTTGTTGTCGCCGCATTGCGACTGCTCACAAGTGTGTCAGGAACAGAGCCGGAAAAGGTTAGTTGCATTGATCTGTTGGCGGTTCCGCTGGGCCACGTCCCGACAATCGACAGCTTGAAGAACAAGGTTTTGTTCTCGTTGAACACAACCATCTTGTTGTTAACGGTGTCGAAGAATGGTGCCAACGTCCCGGATGACGGCGTGAGCGTTTTCAGCAGGCTAACAAGGTTGGTCGGCGCTGTCGGGATGGTTACAGATACACCAGAGTAAACAACCTCTGACTTCTTGCGTGTGGTTGCATACTCCAGAGCATCAATGCGCGTTTCATGGTCTGAAACCTGCGACTCCAGCGACTGAACTCTGGTATCAAGAGACGCAATATCGCTTTCATTCTGAGCGATTCGCGTTTCATGTTCCTGAAGAGTTGATTCTGCCTGGCTGATTCGCTCCTCATGATTAACAAGCGTTGCTTCCGCAGCAGAAATTCGCTGCTCATGGTCAGCGAGAATCACATCCTGCTCATCGTTCCTGACTTGTGCATCATAAGCGCCCTGTCCGGCCTCGTTGGCCTTGTTAGCCACGTTACCAACATCAGTACCCTGTGCGATAACGTAAAGCAGATACGACTGCGAGAAGATATTGCGTGGAAGGACTGATGTGTCGAGCCGTGTAGCCTGAATGATTACCGGCACATTGAGATTCGAATCCGCCATTACTCAATCCTTATCTGAGCGCCAGACAGAGTGACAGGTGACTTCGTGATAACGCGCAATTTGAAGCCGACATTTTTCCTGATGCGCCCTACTCGCTTCCACAAAACGCGTTTGTCGTAAACGAACGGTTCATTCTGCTCAATCATCTGCTCACGACCGTAATTTATGCCGTCAGTGGTTGCAGAGAGAAAAAGGCGGTCGGCGTACTGCGCAACGCCGGTCGATGATTCCACCTCCAGATCAAAGCATCTGGCGTTATCCGCTTTGAACAGTGGAGTAAACAGCAGGTGTTCTTGCTGTAGCCCATACTGGCTACTGATATCGAATTGCAATTTCCCGGTCACGGACTCCAGCTTATCGCCGCACGTTATCTGATTGCCTTCGTAAATGAAGTCGATAGCGCGGTACACATCGTCATACAGGCCTGTTTTCAGCACACACCATTGCGGACCATTAGCGCTTGAAGATGCGTCGTAAACAAGAACATGGCGCGGCAGGTGAATAATCAGCAACTCATGAGCATCAAACCGCAACGATTCCATCACGCCATCAGCCAGTTCATCAGCAGTGTAGGAGCGTAGTATTTTCTCAATGCTCGCGCTGGCGATTGGTGACACCTGACCGGAGCCGATGATGTATACAGACGGCGCACCTGTTGCTGGATTGCTGATAAACGCATAGGAATCAGCAAACGGCGTTTTGCAGTAAGTTCCGGCAATGCCTTTCTGCACCATCAGCGATGGCTGGGCGACATACAAAGCAGCACCAACGGTGGTTGCACCAGTCAGGGAGAAATATTCAATCGTCGATGAACCAAAGCAGACGATGAAGTCTCGCCATGTTCCGATTCCGATGATGCCGTCAGGCTGCGACTCGGCACGATATTGTGCGCTGTAGCGGTCAGGATGTGATTCGTCTTCAAGGTCAGTGATAAACCATGAATCC